ACAGTAAGAGAGATTTATGATGATTGGGATTTCTCTAGTCGAGGTAGAGCAAGACAGTCCTTGCGTATGCGTAGATTAGCAGAGGTTGATTCTATGTCAATTTCAGCATTTATAGCGCCATTACCCGACTATATAAGAAACTTTTTTCCAGATAAAGTAATTTGGATGGATACCGTAAAAGAGTGTAAGTATGAAGATACTAATAAGTTATTTCAATCTCCTCAAAAATATGATGTTAGAATTAGAAAATTAGGAGATGATGATGAAGCTTTTAATTTAGTAAGAGATTGTTTTGATAGTTTTTAAGTATGTTCGATGGAAGTCTGGAGTCTAAGCCTTGCCCCTGTCCAAAGATAAGCTTGAGCTGATTCGTCAGGCGGTGACGGAGACACTCACCACAATGGGCATAGATGCCGCCAATCCTATAGAGGTTCAGATGGACATGGCGCATTTGAGAGCGAGCCGAAAGGGGAGCGAGACCACCAGAGCGCTGGTGAAGAAAACCGCTGTGCCGATAATCGTGGTGGGTATCCTAGCGGCTGTTTGGGGTGGGTTTGGCGATGCAATTTCCGATCTAGTGAGCAAAAGAGGCTAAGAGGCTGAGATGCAGAAGCTGATCGCAGTCAGTGTGTTGGTCGCCTGCGTCATATTGGGTTCTCATGCGGTGGCCGCTGGTCATCCTCATCGGTATCGGCTAATGTTACCGTGTCTCCCCGTGCAAGCGTGGTCGGCCATGGCCAGAACGAACAAATTGGAAGTTGTTGATACACGAATAGACTCTGACGGTGACACTTGGCTAATCTGGGAAGTCGAGGGGAAAGAGTACTGGCGACTCACCTTCTTGCCGAAAGACGGTTCGACTATCTGTGTAGTTGGAGGGGCGGGGAACCTTCGCCCAGTGGAGAGAAACGATATTTAGCCGGTATTATTCGGACCACTTGAAAAATGGAAATCTCTGATCTAATACCGGTGGCGGCTCTGGTCGCTAGTATCATAGCTGCCAGTGCGGTGGCTAGATTTCAGATTAAAAAGCTCGAACTAGACACCAATAAACTGGATACGCGCCTTGACCAGCAAGATATCCGGCTCGACAAGTTGACGACGGCGTCTGAAATATTCGAGCAGCGAGTGGGCATTTTAGCCCAGATTCTTTCGCCGGCTGAACTGGAACGACGGACACGAGAAATCGAAGCAATTCGAAAAGATGTTGAGTGGATCAGACAAAAGGTAGACACGCTATGAGGAACTGGACCGGCGAGACTTCGTCGGGCTTAAACAAACCACTTTTGATTACTGAAGAAAGGAATACATTATGGAATTCATCATGTCTGCGTTTGAGGTTTTCCCCGTCTGGCTCCAAGCCATCATGGCTTTGGTCACGGGCGCGACCGCAATCACTGCACTAACGCCAACCAAGGCAGACGACAAGGTGCTGAACTTCGTCCTCAAAATCCTGAATTTTGCCGCCGGGAATGTGGCTAAAAATCGCAACAAAGATGCATGATGGGCTGGCTGAGCCTGACCTCCGGCGTGCTATCTATCGTCAACTGGATCAGCCGCTATGTTGAGCGGCGTCAACAGCGCCAGGATGGCAAAAATGAGGCGCTTGTGGAGCAGTTCAATGAGCGCGAGAAGCGTCGTCGCAGGGCTGCTGGCGCTGTCCCTGTCGGGCTGTCTGACGACAAGCAAAACCGTGATCGTGGATGACTGTGCTATTTTCACGGCCATCAGCTATAGCGCCAGCCATGATACGGTGGAAACCGTGACCCAGATCAGGCGGCATAACGCACGATACTTAGAATTATGTGAACACACTTAATTATCATTACACCGTAGGGGAAAAAGTACATGAAACAACATTATAAAGCAGAAAAGACTGGCGGTAGTACTCTTTCAATTATATCTGCATATACCGTAGAGGTTGTATGTAAAGTTTGTGGGTTTGACCTCGCTAAAACTGATTTAAATGCTAATAATTGCCCTGATTGTAAGGTATCTTTAGAATTGAGACAGAATATAACGGTAGAAGCAACCCCCATGTCTATGTCTGGGGCGACTCTGGAGTAACCTATAATGCCCCTGCAGAAACTAACTCTTAAACCCGGTATAAATAAAGAAGTAACGCGGTATGCTGCTGGGAATGGCTGGTATGACTGTGATAAAGTGCGTTTTAGGTTCTCATTACCTGAAAAAATAGGTGGTTGGGCACGTATATCAGGTAATACATTTCAAGGTGTATGTAGGTCTTTATGGGCTTGGATCAGCCTAACAGGCGCTAAATTAGTAGGAATAGGCACGCATCTAAAGTTTTATATTGAATTAGGCGGTATTTATTATGATATTACCCCTATTCGAGCAACTACTACGAATGCGGCTACGTTTGCGGCTACTAATGGGTCTACTACTATAACTGTAACAGATAGTAGTCATGGAGCTGTTATTGGTGATTTTGTTACTTTTAGTAGCGCTGCCTCTTTAGGAGGTGTCATAACTGCTGCTATATTGAATGCAGAACACCAAATAGTATTAGTACCTACCACGAATACATATACATTTACAGCGTCTGTCGCAGCTAATTCTTCTGATTCGGGTAATGGTGGCGCTGCAACTGACGCAGCCTATCAGGTAAATGTAGGGCCAGAAACTGTAATCCCTCTTGTTGGGTTTGGTGCGGGTAAGTTTGGTGCTAGCACCTTTAATGTTGGGGGTACTAGTAGTGTGTCCTTACGTCAGTGGAGCCAATCTAATTTTGGTGAAGATCTTGTATTTGGGCCTAGAGGGGGCGCACCTTACTATTGGGATAATACAAACGCTGTAACTACTAGGGGGGTAGCTCTTTCTAGTTTAAGTGGGGCTTCAAATACACCTACTGTGCAGAACCTTATATTTGTTTCTGATATAAATAGGTTTGTATTTTGTTTTGGTACAAACACATTAGGTACTACTACACAAGACCCACTTTTATTTCGTTGGAGTGACCAAGAGGATGTAGCAAATTGGACTCCTTCATCTACAAATCAGTCTGGTAGCCTTAGATTATCGCGTGGTACGAAGATAGTAGCTGTGGAACAGTCTAACCAAGCTGTTAATATATGGACAGATTCTTCCCTGTATAATCTACAATTTTTAGGTGGGCAGGCGGTATTCGGGGTTCAACTTATTGGTGATAATATATCTATAGCATCTCAGAATGCGGTAGCCTTTGCAAATGGTGTATCTTATTGGATGGGTAATGATAGGTTCTATAAGTATGATGGGCGCGTGCAGACATTAAATTGTTCTCTACTACGTTATGTTATTAATGACATTAATATCGAGCAACTAGATCAAGTTTTTGCTGGTACAAATAAAGAGTTTAACGAGGTATGGTGGTTTTATTGTTCTAGCGGTTCTACTACGGTAGATAGATATATAATATATAATTATGAGTATAATATATGGTATTATGGAACTCTTGCTAGGACAGCTTGGTTAGATTCCGGTATGCGTACTTTGCCTTTAGCGGCAACCTATAGATATAATTTAGTAAACCACGAAGAAGGTATAGATGACGTTGAGACAGATACCCCCGCAGCTATTAACGCATATATAACGTCTAGTGAAATTGACCTACAAAGTGGGGGTAAGTTCGGGTTTGTGTGGCGGGTACTCCCCGATATGACTTTTGAAGGGTCTACTATAGATGCTCCCAATGCTACTATAACACTAAACCCCCTGCAAAATCCCGGTTCGGGGTATAATAGCCCTTTATCTGAAGGTGGTAATAGTGCGGGGACTGTAACTAGAAGTGCTACTGCGCCAGTAGAAGCCTTTACAGGTCAAGTAAATATAAGAATTCGGGGTAGGCAAATGTCTATGAAGATAGAGTCTACAGATACTGGGGTACAGTGGCAGTTGGGGCATCCTAGGATAGACGTACGTGCAGATGGAGGTAGGTAGATGGCGGTAGACAGTTCACATAATATAAATTTTATCGCTCCTGTTTTAGCATACGCCCCTATTGAATATGATATGTCATATTTTAACTACCACAATAATACCCTACGCTTGTATTTTAATAGGTTAGACGAAGCTCTTAGGGATACAAACTCCCAAGAATATTCTGAGTCTGTATCATGGTTTCTTAGCTGATGGCTAATAATTATAAAAATGCTAAAGTTGATTTAACTTCTACGGATGTAACTGTATTATATACGGGGCCTACAGCTACTACAGCCATAGTTAAATCTATATTGGTGTCGGAAGATTCCGGTAATGCTGATACTATAACACTTACGTTAACTAACTCGGCAGGAGCTATATTTAGTCTTTTTAAAGTTAAAGTTGTGAGCGCAAATACTACAGTAGAGCTTCTAAGTGGTCCAATTGTAGTGGAAGAAGCTGAGATATTAAAAGTTACGGCTGCTACTGCTAACCGTCTACATGTTCTCGCTAGTTTATTAGAGATAGGGTAGGTGTAGTATGGCCCGTATGAAAGTTATCGATAGTAAACAAGAATTAGTACCAGAGCCAACAATAATAGTTTTATCAGTTGATCAGATAAATACTAAATATCCTCTTGCTACTGCACTAACTATTATAGCTAGAGAAGGGAGTATGCCTTCCGCAGATATTAGACAGTTTGGTAATACAGTTTTCCTATCTCATAGAGGTAGCGGTAAAAACCA